CTCCGCCTAAAAATTGACCCCTACCCTAGCCCGCCGCTCCAAATCCACCAGCCCATCTAGGATGTCCACCGCAAACACTACCACAAATTCGCCCGTTTTCCTCCCTAGCCAGGTACTAGTACAACCCCCATCACTAATGTTAGGAACCTCAGAAAAGCCAAAGAATCGTTGTAATCACGCCGATTGTAAGGTGAAGTTGCTGCTGAGCGATATGGCGTGTAAGTGCGGCTCGCGTTTCTGTGGAAAGCATAGGTACGCAGAAGAGCATCGGTGCTCTTTTGACTACCGGCAGTCCGCCGCAAAGAATCTTTCAACCAGTCTTGTAAAGTGTGTTGCTACCTCGTTGAAGCAGACTATCTAACAAAACAGAATAGGTACTGGTACTCGTAGCCAATAGGTGTGAGATCAATAAACTGTTTGAAGGTGAAGCCGTTCGCTTCTACTTCGGCGACCACTTCGTCCATTTTGGGCATACGGAGATGGTGGATTTGGCGGCGCATCTTTTTACTATCCTTGAAACGGAACTCCTCGCGGAACTCGGCACGGTTATCGTCCAGCGAAAAATCGGCTTCGTATTCAAACTTATCAAAGGTAACCTTGCTCCGGGTGATACGCTCTTTAGCATATTTTTGTACACTAAAAGCGACAAAGGGCGAGGCGGATTCTAGAATAGGGTCAAACTTATCGCGATTCACGAGGTGAATGACGAGACAGCCTCCAGGTTGGAGCCAGTTGAAGATATTGCGGAACACCTGGTCGCGGTCGCGTAGGTAGTAATAGGTGAAATAGTACATTGTGACAAGATTGAATTCCGAGGCGGCGAATGAGCCGATGTTTTCGGCTTCTTTGACTCGGTAATCGTTCTTAGGGAACTTCTTACGGGCAACAGCGACCATCGCATCTGAGGCGTCCATGCCGATGATCTTGCCGACGCCCTCTTTTCTGAACTCCTCTACATCGCCACCGGTACCAGAGCCAATATCTAGAACTTCAATCGTCTTCGCTTCGGGTCGGTATCCCTTCGCCCAGATGAGGGAGAGACCGACTTCCTGTTTCTGTCGTACGGAGCCGTCTACAATCGTATCGTAGATTTTGGCGTAGAATTTGTCGTAGAGAGTTTCGTTTCCTAGTACGACAATATTGGCTTCGGGCGAGTCATCGGGATTCGCAAACGCCTCTATATCGTCCAATTCGGTGATGCGGTTTCCTGTCATCATCCAGCGAATATAGAGATAGTTCGCCAGGAGTATAGATATAATCACCACCAAAACAATTTGAATGGTATCTAGAGCATCAATCCTGCCATTGAACCACTTGCTGGACATTCCTATTAGATGTTCTCAATTTAGGTGCGTCCGTAACGAGCCACTAGATTTCGCAACTCACTATAAGATATGGAGGTAGGTCCGAAGGCTACAAATAAACATACTCTTTGTGGTTACGCGTGGGGCGATGTGGTGAATTCGCTGATTAAGGCGATTGGTGCGGGCGATATGGTACGCTCCCAGCGTTGGGCGGCAGAGCTCGTATGCTCTGAGCAGGGATTGGGCAAATTAGAAGCCGCCTTAGTTCAGGCGTGGGCAACACACGTGGCGGCGAATAATCCGGCGTGGTGTATGTCGTGGGTTCACGCGGCGACGTATATACGGGCGTTGTGGGCGCGGAGCGGGGAATCTACAAAGGCAATAAGAAATACACCACAGGTGAGACAACACGTAGCGGAAGCTGTTTCTAGCCTAGTTTTGTCGGAAAAAAAGCAGTTGCCGAAGTTGCCTACGGCGGAGGACTGTTTTCGTGATGCGGAGGCGATGCGTACCCGATTCCGAACGGGGCAGGGGGTCGTAGATCAGTTAAGTTGCCGCCGAACGTGGACAGCGGGTATTGAAAGTAATGATCTCAGAATGATTGGCAATGAGTTTGAGGCAGCGTGTAGGGCAAGCAATCTCAATCGGGCGCTGTTTTGGGTCATTTGGTTTATTACCTTGGATGCGCAGACAGAGCAGCCGGCGGTGAAAGAGCGCGGACCGAGCCACCTGACCCCCAAACAACGAAAGAGTGTGCTATGGTTTTTGGTAGATGTGATGAAAGATATGGCAAATGATATTGCATTTTTGTCTACGGACGAGCGGTCAGGTATTTTCAATGTGATAAATATTACTTGGAACAAGCTGGGGGCGAAGGGGCGGCGTGATTGTCTTGCCGCTTTAACGATGATGATTTGCGAGCATATCGCGCGCCGGTCAACGCCGCGGCTGACTACGGGTCCGAATATCCCGTCATATGATGCTGTTAAATCGCAGAATGCGGGTATTGATAATATATACACGGCAATAGCGGAAGAGGCTCGTAAATTTGTGTTAGAAGCGCCGAAGATGAATGGACTGGTAGAGGACGCTGCGTCAAAGGCGGCAGCGAAGATGTCGGCGGTAGATAAGATGGCGCTGGCGTACGCACTTCTTTCGGGATCGGGTGGTAAAAAATAAATGACCTGCCACGCTAGAATGGCGACGCAGCTTTCGTCTACGCCAGTTTTGAATAAGCAGCTTACGGGTCTTTTTGATGGTATGCGCTCCTCGCTATCCAATGTGACCGCTGGGATGCGAACATATACGATTAATACCCCAGACTCTGGATTTCCGTTTTGGGGGATGCTTCTTGTTGCGATTGTAGCAATCGCCGTGGTATCCTGGTTTATACATTATCGTATGTTTCTGGAAACCCCGTATAATATTGCGCGCATTATTCGCGACAATGTGAAGGCGGCGAACCATTATGATTTAAACAATCAGAACCGTAAGGGACTGCCGGATTTATACAATAGTCTCGCCAGCCAGGGCTACGCAGAGGAGAATCTAGGATTTACCAATTTTTACGTGAGTACAGTGAATGCGAGCGGCATTTTCTTCCCTGGGGTGAATGGTGTGGTATCTATTGATGCGGCGCGACTGGCGGTGGCGGGCGGGGCACGGGCGTTCGTATTTGATTTATGGCCGGATATAGAGCCAGGTGGCAACTTTGGACCGACGATTCAGGTAATTGAGGCAAACAGTATGTGGCGGCGTACAACGCTAAATGTCCTGCCGTTTGTGAACGTTCTTCAAACCCTCGTTTCGGAAGCGCTTCAAACAACAACCAATCCCGGTCATCAGGACCCGCTCATACTCTATTTACGTTTCCGTGGCAATCCTCGCCCGTCTACGTTTGACATGACGGCGGATGCGCTTCAGTCGGTAATTACACCGTATCGGATGGACTTAGCGTTTAATAACTGCCGTGGAGCGGATCGTCTCTTCAAGGTTCCGATTGGACAGCTCTTCTCCAAGGTAATTGTCGTATCTAATGTTCGTGGCTCAGGTCGCTTTATGGATTTCGTGAATTTTTCTACAAAAGACGGTATTGGATTGGAGTACCCTGCGGGACAGATTCAGACGATTTCGGGCGATGCGGCATCGCAAGCGAAGAAGAAGATTCTGATGAATCTAACATTTATTGCGCCGTTGAGTGAAGATCCTTTGGCGGAGTCAAACGATTATTCGGTGAATGCTGGGCATGGATTGGGCATTCAGTTTGTTGCAATGAACTTCTGGAGTAAGGGTGTTCAGTTGAAGAACTATATGAAGATGTTTGGCAAATATAGTTTTGCGCTCAAGCCGCGTCCTCTACAATATGTTATTACGCATTTGGAGGCGCCGCGTATGCCGCCGAACTACGATTGGGGTGCTGGCGATTCGGCGGGTACACCGAAGACCCCGCCGGATATCAAACCTCCTGTATAACTCTAAGTTTGCAAAATTTGATAATACTGTTTACAATTTAGAAGATTGTAAACAATGTTTCGTAAACTCTTTCGTATATTTATTGTATCTAGGGAACCGGCACTTCTAGGACGATGGACAATCACCGATATGAAGCAAAATAAGATTAAGATTGATTGGGCAAATGTTGATCATTGTGGTACGTGTAGTTATGAGATACCAAAGAAGAAAACGGATGCGTCAAAGACAACTAAACCAAAGACAAAGTGAGAGCGCCGGCAATAGAATCCAAGTCGTGTGACCGAATGCCAGTCCACCACTGGTGGGTTCCGCACATTGTAGGCACAAAAGCAAATTCGCCAAAAAACCTCGTAGATTCCTCTATAGTTGGCGTTTTGAAATGAAGTTTTTCTACGGCTTCGCTAATAAAACAATCTTGTGCTTTTTGGATAGGAAAATCCTGAGAACATACGTGCTTCATCATAGAGCGTTTGCGGTAAGAGAGACCACCACCACCGGCGGCATCAGGCGCCCACGGCCACTTGGACGCCACATAGTCGTATTCCAGAAGCGACGCCGGTAAAGGCTTCGTCAGATAGGTATCGGTCTCCATCATAAGTAGGTGCTCTTCAAGAAAGAGTTCCCAAAACCGCCATTCTTGTAAAACCGTATTATATTCGGTCTTGCCTTCTTCAGGCGTACCGAGTCCTTTGAAAAATGGAATAATACGAACTGAGGATAACTGCGATCCCGCGCACGCTTTAACATACGCCTCGTTGACATCGCTACAGACGACGGTGATTGCCCAACCACGAGCGTAGTAGGCGGCGTTTTGTAGACAGAAACGGAGATTGGGGTGAAGGCGTCGTTCAACAATAACCACGGTCTTATTCCCATTGTTAGGAATTACAGAGTTGTCCCAGTACCGTTGGAATTCAGCACCGTAGCGGTGGTTAAGGGTGCCAAAGATGTAGGGCTCTAGCTCCATACGGCAACTATGTAAGAATTCAGGCTCATCTTTGAATTTACGTTTGGCAATCTGCTCAAAAGCGGTATGAATGAGTACAGCGTCGTATTTGATAGACATTCTATCCTATACGAATTAAGTTTGGTTTAGATTAGCGACGCCCCCTTGTAGTCCGCCGACGCCTTAGAGTTTTACGCTTACGTGCCGCTGCAGCGTTTGATCTACGCGGTAGCATACACTGAGCATCAGATGCTTCAACGAAGAAAGGTGTCACTCCTTCTTCGCCTTCGCCGTCGCCTCCGTGCTGTCTGCGACCACGGCGCCGTGTACCGCCCCGCTGTTGGAATTTACGATTGTAATTATTTCTATAGACGTCGTAAATTTGCCGGTAACGGGCTTTATTCTCCGCTGTGACTTCAGGATAATCAGCAGCATTTGTATCCAAACGAGTAAGAATGGCTTGAATCTCTTGCGGGTGAATTTTGGCATCGCAAGTAGGATAGTTCCAGCACATACCAATATCCCCTCCTCGCCCCTGTCTATATTCATCGTTACGAGATTGTAATAGATTAAACAAACCTTCTAGCCCAATGTATTCATCCGCATGAGTATTGACTTCACCGTTTTGGCGCCGATGTATAAATTGAATCGCTGGTCTTACCGTATCCATAGTTGTAACATCATCACCTTCAGGAAGAACAATGGGGAGCAACACATCCCCAGCGGCACCATTCCGAGGCACATTAGGATAAACAAGATTATTATTTTCTGGAGGCACGGGCGGACGATTAGGAAAGGCGGTCGTAGGAATATTAAATCGCCTTTCGGTAAGCAGGGTTTGTAAATGGGCTCTTAGCATAGGGTCAATATTAAGGGGAGAATTCCACACCTGGTCTATCATATATTTCTTAGCAGCCTCCAATGTTATTCTACCAATCTGGGCTTTGAGAATATTTGCCACTTCACGGATTTTTTGGAAACGGATGAATTTCTCTAGAAGCATACCACCGCCGTAGGCGGTACAGTCGTTTGAGAACGGCGAGGCGCCACCACCAGGACGAATCAAATCGGTACGAGGACCCTCAGCCGGTCCAAGGGCGTGATGAGCAGGGACAATATCTTCAGGATGATCAACACGCTGGTGCTCTTGGCACACTCGACCGCACAACGTACACCACCATAACTCATTAAATCTATCCTTATATTTATTATATAAGTCTACAGAATACGGTGTTTGTAAGTTAGGGCATTGATGATGCATAAACATACAGCCGTCTTCACGGCGGACATAGGATAAGCATACAGGACAGCAAGAGAAATTCTTCGCTTCCATACCTTCCTCAGAAAAAATTGTATCCATAAGCGTTACATCGCTTTGGGCAAACCCCTGCCACATTGGTATTGCTTCCGCCCCTCCAAACCACGCTCCATATGCTTCACGCCCAAGAATATGATGGATTTCTGTAAGGGCGAGTGTTTTATTACAGTCCCGCCAATAGCAGGGAATTGCGTCTTTGGGAAACCTTTTATGGCGGCGTAAATGATCCATGAGTTTTACCTGAGAAATACCGGCGGTTAATGGGTGGTTATGAATATCATAGACTAATGCACCTGCCTCAGCATAGTCTGTAGCAATTTCTACCTTTCGTAAAATGTTTTTAGCAAGGTGCCCTAAATATATATTATAAACTTCTGGTTCCATAAATAGACTTCTAAGAGCCCAGTCATTACGGTCAAACGGTATATCACCTTTATTCTTATATAAAATTGTTCCTAATGTAAATCCATCGGTGATTTTAATTCTAAGACCTTCTTCCCTATTTTCTTCCCTATTTGAATATTTTATAGGAAGCATTTGATATTCTAAAAATTTATTCATGGCAAGGGCGAACGCGCGTACGCCGTCCGCCTGCCACGCAACATCAGGTACCACGGTTGACATAAATTCGGCTGCCAACGCTTGTCTATTTTCTACATTTTCGTAATCTTCGGAGTCGTAGCCGGTATCTTTAAAATTTTCCCAAAAACTATCTAATGGCATAACGTGCCAACGACCAAATCCTTTTGTTATTAACTGTATTCCTGTAGCACTGATGGCGCTTAGATGTGGTAAATTTTGAGCAAGGGGAATTAATACATTTTTAGTAGGTAACATATTGTCCGCAATAGAAGGAAGATAACTTTTCACAGTTCTAAATGTTGTGGCTGAACCTGATAGCCACGCCGTGGCGACCGAGGCAAACCAACGATTCCAAAATTCGGGCTTTGTTTTACGAATGCGAAATTGATTCTTATCTTTTGCACATGCGCCCTGGTCCGTTGGCAAAACGTCGAATGTCTCTCTAGCCCCCTCAACGGAGATACTAAAACCACGTTTCATGTATTTGTCCATGCGCTTACGAATATACTGATTACCACGCATTAGCGCAACAACATATTCAGACTGAAGAGTTGCCCTTTTATCGCGAATATCTTGGGGATGACTTGCGTATACGTGAGCCCCGTCATACCAGATTTGGCAAATTGTTAAATCAAAATTAGTGACAACCTGTTGGACGCTACGGCGGTGACGAACCGACATAATATCTGTAGGATTATCCTCATTCTGGTCGGTAAATGTATGAACTCGGCGAATACCGTTTTTTCGTAGAAACGACTCGCAGTAACTACTGGCGGGTAAAACTTTATACCGTCCATTTTCTAAAAGCCCTCCTTCACCCGTGTAGAGTCCGTCAATCAGTCGGGGGGTCATACGGACCGGTACATAAATATCTAGATCATTAACTTCGGGTGATCTGCGTGGATTGTTTCCTCGTAAACCACGAACATCGGCATTCCAGGGCGACGCGGCGCGTAGGATTGAACCGCCGGCAATGACAGCACCGGTCTCCAAAAGCAGGGCATTCACACGATCCATATTATCGGCGCCAAACTTGCCGGCAAGCATAGTACGTACAGGCTCTAGCCATTCGGCAACTTCCTCAAACGGCTTGACAGCGGGCTGAGCATCTTGAACCGCCGGTACGGGTACGGGCGGTGCAACAATCATCGGCATTTGACTCCTTACTTTATGTAAATATTTGATTCCCAAGAAAACCTGAATACCCGGTAGGTAAATGAGCACCTACACGCCGTATAAGCCCCATCATCACGATGCCGTTAAACGGCTTGGTGAAGAGACATTTGACAATACCTATATACACGAATTCCGTGCCACCGTACGGGACGCCGATCCAAAATCAATTGTTGTCCTCAACAAACGCCAAATCGTAGGCTTTGCCTTACTGAGACATACAAGAATGTTTCGGTATTTGGATACCATAGAACTCGCCTACTTGGTCGTCCATCCCGAGTTTCAGGGGCAACATATTGGATCAACTCTATTAAAAAAAGTAAAAGAGTTAAGCCCTAACGTCATATTAGAGGTTGCCTATGACAATCCAGCCGCCGAGCGGTTATACCGTCGCCACGGATTTGAAACGTGGCGGCACCTCTATACTAAAGCAAACGGCGGATACCTACTCGGCTGGTCTAAACAGCGGAACGAACTGATGCCTCGGCTACGGTCACATCAATCTCAACCAGCGGATGGAATAGTGGCTCTGTAGAGGACGGGTTGCCGGCGAAACGGTAACAGGCGTATCCGCCGTTTTCCGTGGAGTTCAACTCGCAATCCACCGCCGATTTCTTCATAACGTCCAAAATGGAATCGCTTAGATGCTTCTTGGACATTAACAGCCGAAAGATAGACTGGTCCGTCGTATCACCGCCGTCAATATTCGTAATTGTCTCGTCTACTAACCTTTCTTTCACCTGACGATCCGAAAATTTCATCACGTAGGTGAAAATATCTACGTTGCGCTCATCGGGCGGCAAGTCCATATGCGAGCAGATACGAATCGCACGACCCTTCACCTGGTCAAGACGGACGTAGTTCCAGTATGGCTCCATAATGTGGACCTGGCGAACATTGGCAAGCGAGATACCCTCGGCACCTGACTGGGTAATCATGATGACTTTTATAATTTCGCCGTGTAAATTCGTCTCCGCTCCAAACAGCTCTTTCACCTGCGAAGCAAGCGTGCCAGGTACGCGACCCCATTTGCCGTTGAAAATCGCCAGCAGAATGTTGCGCTTATCGCGCTCTTCGTCGCCGGTATACGTGATGTAGCGTAAACCCGCACCAGCGCCGGCAGCAATCGTTTCAGGCGACAGCGCCCAGTCGCCGAGCGGCGTCTTTATAATATCAAACTTCGTATACTTTTGTTGGAATTCCAGGGCAACTGAAAATAGACCCACACCCTCTAGCGTCTTGAAATTGGAATAAACGAGAACCGGTCCCTTGGATAGCACCACACGGTCAAGAATTGCCTGGAATTTAGGGGAGATAGTGGACAATGCCTCGGGCGAAAAATATGTAGCGGCATTACTGCGTAGCATTGCAACGGCAGCAGTGAGTGCTTCGGCGTACGTAGCAGGCGGTAACGCTTTTGCCGCATTTTCGGCAACACCGGCGGCGGCAGCCGTCTCTTCGGCGGCAGTCGGCGTGCCAGCGGCATCCTCGCTGGTCATTTCGGCACGCTCACCCGCTTCCGCCTCCTCAGCAATCTTCTCCACCTCGGTTACTTCGTTTTCGGAATTGAGAACGCCGTCGTCGGTGACGACCGTTTGTTTCTTGGCGCCGATCATTTTGAGGACGTCGCGGTAATCGGCGGGAATAGGGCGTTCGTAGTCGGCGGGGAAGACGAAGTTACAGGCGGCACGCGAGAAAATCTTGAATGTAGAGTTAATATTCTTTGAAATCTGGGAATAGACGCTTTCGGCACCAGGTTTCTTCTCCTTACGCGCACGCACCTCTTTGTCTATTTCGGGTTTCCGCTGCTCGGTATATTTCTTGAGTTGTAGGTCGCTCATATCTAGCATCACGATTTCGTCGCGATTTACAGTCGCCATCAGGTCTGCCTTACCACCCTTGTAATACGAAATGAGTCCAGATAGGCGAGCCATTAGGGGTAGAGCAAGTCGCGGCTTCACTTCCAACTTATCAGTATCAATGAAGAGTTCACGGAACTGCTTTTCGGTATCGGGCAGACGTGACACCGATTTGAATGTGACGGCGGCAAAGGAGGTGATGCCCGCAGTGGCGAGGGACGCTTTTACGCGCTCAAACCACGCTTCTACGTTGCGCTCACGGTTGACTTCGTCGGTCATCGCCGCCATCGCCTCGTCACGAATGAAGCCACGGAACGTTCCTGTTGTAGGATCTACGACTTTACGGCAGCCACTGGGTACGGGGGTGATACGGATGGTGGAGGCGGAGATTTCGGGGCGGGGGACCACTTCGGCAAAATCCACTTCTGGATGGGCATCAAGCAATTTCTTAATCTGCACCCGCTTATCCAAACCGGATGTATTCACTTCTACCATACGAATGTCACCAGCGAGCACATTGGATAAGATAGCGATCTCTTGGGCGAAGTTGATGATAGGTGTCGCAGAGAGTGCGATGATTTTACAGCCGACGGCGGAGGTAAGCATACGATACAGCAGGTAGGAAATACGGTACTTCTTGCCGACCGAGCAGAATTTGGGGATGTATTGGACAAGGTCACGGGGCTCGTCCTTATAGGTCTGTTCCAACGCCGAGTTGTTAATGGTACGAATCAAATTGTGAACCTCTTCAATAATAATCGTCGCACCGTCAAACATTGTGGGGTGATTACACGCCCAATCGCGAACCTGGCGTTCTAACAAGCCGTTGTAGTGGATGAACTGGATGCGGTAGTCCATATGGTCAACGATCTGTTCGGTGATTTCACGGCGCTGCTCGGGTCGCAGCGAATCAAAGTTGGGCTTTTTGGCACGCGCGGGATCGGGCACCCAACCACCGCGCCGTTTGCGAATGGAGCCCAACGGCAGACCTACTACTTTTGTTAGAAAGTCCAGATCGGCAGAGGGCGCCTTGACGGAGGGGACCGCAACAAATGTCCAGTAGTTATTAGTACGGAAAACGAACGGACCGCATTTAGTGATTTCATCACGGTAGTTGGGGGACAATGAGGCGGGGGTCATTACGTAGACGGGCTTCTGTCCTGCCTGCCATAGGGCTTCTAAGCCGGCAATAGAGGTACAGGTCTTACCGGAGCCGAGACCGTGGTAGACGAGGACGCCACGATAGGGTGAGGGGCGTTGAATATAGTCGCGGACAAATTGCTGGTAGGCAAATGCTTTCACTTGGGTTTTGGAGGCGGCAGCGGCTTCAGCGCACGCATTGGGGTTGAGAATTTCGGAGATTGCGGGGAGTTTATAACGGCGATACGCTTCAATAATGAACGGTTTGAATGCACGGCGATTGGCGGGCATAAATGCGTCTGGTGTGACTTTAACTTGGCGTTGGTCGGTTTTTTCAACGAGACGTGCGGCAAGACTGGTGAGATCATCGGATGGCGGAGGTGCCATACGGACAGTGGGCAATGTTGGTAAAGAAGGAGTTGGTTCAAGGAAATCAACCATTGGTTGGGCGGGTGCTGCGGGTGCTGCGGGCGCTACTTCTTCTGTTTCGTCTGTGGCAGTCTTAGTACGAGTTGCACGGACAGTTTTGGGTTTTACTACTTTAGGTGTTGCCTCAACCGGTACAACGTCGCCTAGACCGCCAGGTGCGCCGCTCACTCCAACGCCGGTCCCCATTACAGTTTCCGCCATTTCAGCGGGCGCAGCAACTGTCAAAGATTCTTGTAGCTCGTATATAGATGGCGGTGGATCGGCTTTACGAATCTTTGCAGCAGCAATAGGAGATACAAACCGGGGCGGACCTCTTGGTCCTTGAGGACCTCTTGGTCCTTCAGGACCCTTTGATGACATAGTATATCCTTAACTTATTTCATTAAAATAAAAACAAAGATATGACTAGGATGGAACGGAAGCCACTGGAGCGGAAGAATAGTGCAATATTTAAGATGAATGCGGCGGTAACACAATCTCCCGCAACAGGGCAATCACCAACTATGCCGGCGCCAAGTTTGGATTTACGAAAAAGTTATGGTACAAATTGGACAAAATCCAATGTATCTGTGTTGTTTGAGTGGGTTACAATTGCGGCATATAATATACGTTGTCTAGAATTAGCCATCACACATTATCGTAGAAAAATACGAGCCAATACAATTCTTGGCATAGTTTTATCTACTTTGTCAGGAACCATAGCAACCGCTCAAGCCGGTTTTCCAAATAGTGTTGGCGTAAATCTCACTATAATACTTAATACAATATTCATCGTTATGAGTTTCAGTATAGCAATTATGACAGGATATATTAAAATTTATCAAATTCAAGAAAATCTTGAATTGAATATTAAGGCAAAACAAGATTGGATTTCGTTTAGTGCAGATATTGCTTCGGAACTTCAATTACCAATTGAACTTCGTAAGGATGCTTTATGGATGATTATAAAGAATAAAAATATTTATCTTGATTTGCTCAAAACGAATTTAGAAATACCGGTTTGTATTACTAGACAAGCCCAAAAAGATTTGAAAACGGAAACAAAATTAAATATGGATGTATCTAGTTTGCCGCGAATTTTAATGGATATAGCTATACAAGAGATGCGTGATATTAGTATTGATGTGAAAGAAGATCGTATTAGTTCTGTTGTACAAAAACAATTAACGCATTTGGTGACACAGCCAGCAGACGCTGCTGCTTGGAAATCAGAAACACAATTGGATGCTATTTTGGAAGCGGATGAAAAAGCGGATAGTAGTTTAGGAAGTGTAAAAGACGTTCATCAAGTTGTGACGTTGGATATGAGCGGATCGCCTACTCATCCTCATTTGGAAGTACGCCCAACTTGATGAGCGCACGACGACTCGCCTCCTGCTCGGCGACCTTCTTATTTCGTGCGACTGCTGTAGCAACAATTGAACCATCGGGTGCCAATACACCCATTGTGAATGTACGGTCGTGTAGGGGTCCTTCCACGAGTACCTCCTTGTACTTAGGAGGTGAGTGGTAGGTCGCCTGATAATGTTTGAGTAGCTGGTCTTTGAAGTTATTATCTTCGCTGATGAGTGCAACAAAGTCTATCTGGGTTTCAAACAAGTTGATGAGCCAAGTGCGGACGCGCATAAATGCCGCACCAGGATTCTGCTCCACCAGGTCTAGATACATCGCGCCGGTCCAGGCTTCTAGCATACTGCCGAGGATGCGGAGATTATGGCGACCATTGCAGACATCTTCTACGTGGCGGCTGAGGACGATCCACTTTTGGAATCCGATTTTGAGAGCAAGCTCGCCGAGTTGCTTGTTATTCACTAGGCGAGTGCGAAGCCGCGTTAGGAATCCTTCGTCCTGGTCGGGGTAGCGCTCGTGTAGATAGAGAGCGATAACGCAGCCGAGCAGTGAATCGCCGACGAACTCAATTGCTTCGTTGTCGGCAGAGGCGAGCGGCATACATCCTTCGGGTCGTGGGGCGACAATAACAGGTTCGCCGGCGTCCTTGCCGCTGGTGACGGGTCCTTCGGGTCGGTCTACGTAGGAACTGTGAATACAGGCTTGGCGAAAGAGTTCCCAACGGCGGGGTTTATCCTTGATGCCGTAGGCACGGAGAATGGCAAGAATCTCAGCATCCGGTATGCGCCGGTTAGTGAGATTCCAGGGATTGTAGATCTTGGGCTCCTCGGGTGCCGCCATAACGACAAGGTGTGGTGAAGAGGGGTCGCTCATAGTGCTATATCTATCAACGACGTTTTGACTTTAAACGGTTCATTTTTCTTGTGTTTTTCGCCTTCTGCTGCCGCCGACGCCGTGTGCCGCCAACCGCAGATGGAGCTGCTGCTGCTGCTGCTGCTGCTGCTACTTTCTTTGGACGGGTCAAGTAATATGCACCGAGTGCGAGCGGTACGGGACCAACGGGACCCGTGGCAATTCCTTTCGCAACGCCGAGCAGTCCGTCCTTACTTGCCGCATACGTAAAAAAATCGGGGTGGCGGATTTTTAAATAGTAATACATTCCGCCGAAGGCATTCCAGATACTTTCAGTATCATCCCAGCAGGCGGGCATACTTTTGCCGAGCGTAACAGCACCGAAACCCTGTAACATACGACCACCTCTGGGATCGCGCATATATGTTGGAATATCTCGGCAACGGCAGAGGATGGGGACGCCGTCTATGGATTCGGGTGGCGTGAACACCTGACCGCCAAAGTCGGATTTTGTAAACTGTTTACGGTAGGGTCCCCATACTTCACCGGGATATCCAGGTAAGGAGAATGCGTATTTTAAATTATTATCAGTTTCAAACTGTGGAACTACGTTTCCAAGTGGTTTTTTCACGACCTCTGGTCCTGATACAATAGGATCGGTTGCCCAGCGATAACCGGTTTTTATATCAGAAACATAGTGACCTTTTGCTGCTGGTTCGGTTTGTTGTTCTTTGTGTGCTGAAGTAAAATTACTTGATGACTGTCCCATTCCTACTATGTGCTGTCATATATTTCCGCCCGTAAGTCTTTGTTAAGCCAATCGTCGTGCGAGCCTGCATCAAAATCGTAAATGATATCGGTGAGCGCGTCCTTATCTGCCTTCTTAAAAAACGTAGCATTATGATCAAGTAGAGTTTTAACTGTCTGTTTATCAAGTGAGCCGAGACGAATGCCGTCTCCATACATATAAAGAGACTTATTCCCATCTGCATCTAATACAACTATATGTAGTCCATAATACTGTCGCGTTTCATACGTAGTTTCAATATATACAATATCACCGACCAGTATATTCGTATCCGTTTTGACTTTTTTAATCATAGCATTTTCATAATATTCGTGGAGTTCATTAAAACGATCCTTACGTAATGCTTCGCACCATACACCGGCAGCAAACCGTTTGCCCTGAATAGCCGCTGCCAAAGGTTCATATTTACTCAAAAAGTAATCCTTGGGTTTCATATCGTGCGCCTTCGCCTCAATTCGGAATAGGGCAAACATCTCATTGATATGTCCTTTGTACTGATATAAGTCAGATTCATCACCAAGTGAGTGATAGACAGATTGTGTGTGAGCAGTGAATTTACGGTCACCGAATGCCGGCAGTGTAAATGTAAACGTAGTCATACTAATCTGTTAATATAGATATAGTATAAGTTTAAATAATTCCCACCGGTTCGGTATTTATATAGTAAATTTTCTGTTGGGTCCAAGTAAGGCGTATAATGGCAACGCAGCCGCAACCCGACTATTGGGCGATGACGAATAAGCAACTTATTGATATTTGTAAGGAGCACAGGATTTCACGGTGGAGTGGAAAACGAAAGAAAGATTTGATTGCGATGATAAAGCAACATATTGTGATGCCGGCACCTCCGCCGACAGTTGAGCCAACTCCGTTGCCATCACGACCGCCGAGCCCGCTGGAGCGAGAGCCCTATGAATTTTTAGATGAAACGCTTATGGAACACGCAAACAGGGCACGTGCCTATCTGCCGAAATCACCGACGAATGAGGACGAAGAACCAGAGCCAGAGCCAGAGCCAGCTCAAGAATGGAGTGCCGCCCAGACAACGCCGGCGACGGAGGCGCCAATGGTCCGTTTTCCGGTAGGAATGGCGGCAATTTCATTCGCCGACATGGATAACATTCGCTTCATTGAGTATTGAGTTGCTGTCCCGAGTGCTGTGACGGCGGCACCACCGAGACCAGGAATCGTAGAAAGCATAGCAACAAAGATACGCTCAGGGGTTTTATTGTCGGCTTTTTTGATATGAACCGCTTC